AATAGCGCAAGAGCTTGAGTGTAATTTTAATACGTCAGGGGAAACTGTTATAGATTCTGGCTGTATGAAATACTTGTTAGAAAATGTCAAAGAGCCAAAGCACCGAACTGGGTTTGATAGAAATTTCTGGATATGGGAAGAATATGATCCGAGCTGCAACTATCTTGCAGTTGCGGATGTTTCGCGTGGCGATGGCGCCGACTTCTCTACTTTGCATATGATTAAATTAGAGACCCTCGAAATCGTGGGTGAATATCAAGGGAAGCCAACGCCCGATATGTATGCAAACTTCTTGAATCAAGTAGGGAGAGAATTTGGAAATGCCATGCTCGTGGTAGAGAATAACAACATCGGTTACACGGTCCTCGACAAACTTGTTGATCACACATATCCAAATTTGTATTACTCAGTGAAGTCTACACATGAGTATATAGAACAACACCAAGCTGAATATACAAATTCTGCAATTGCAGGGTTCACTACATCAATGAAGACTCGCCCGCTCATCATTGCGAAATTAGAGGAGTTTATCAGAAACAAACTAATTACCATATATTCTTCTCGTACAATTAACGAGATGAAAACTTTTATTTGGAGGAATGGTAAGCCACAGGCGATGAAGGGATACCATGATGACCTTATTATGGCTCTAGCTATTGCATGTTGGGTGAGAGATACTGCATTACAAACAAGCGCGAGGGATTTAAATTACCAAAAAGCGTTTATTGGGGCAATTATTACCTCTAAAACTACCATTAATACGCAAATTAAAGGACAAGAAGGCTACAAAAAAGACAATTTGTTTGATAAAATGGATGAAGCTAAAAACTTATATGATCAATATAAGTGGATTATAAAGTGAGAAATTAAATGGCAGACAACAAAAGAAATAGACCCAGAGGAAGAAACCCGGCGAATCAAGAGTCGGAATTATTTAAAAGATTAACAAGACTTTTTTCGGGCCCAATCGTAAACTATCGTTCGCAGTCCGGCCGCCGCATCCGCCGACAGCATTTAGATAAATATTCGTCGCGCTTTAAAACGGCGTCTGGGCAACAATTTAAAAAGACCCTATACAATCCATTAGATAATATTTCTACTAACGCAATTGCCAACCAGCGCCGCTCAGAACGCTACGTTGACTTCGACCAGATGGAATATACGCCAGAGATTGCCTCAACGATGGATATCTATGCTGATGAAATGACAACATATTCAGACTTAAAACCAATGTTGAATATTAAATGCTCAAATGAAGAAATTCGAGCAGTATTAGCGGTCCTGTACGATAACATATTAAACCTTCCATACAATCTTTTTGGATGGTCGCGCACAATGTGCAAGTATGGAGACTTCTTTTTATATTTAGATATTGATGACAAGTTTGGAATTAAATCAGTTATTGCTCTGCCAGTCCAAGAGATCGAAAGATTGGAAGGGCAAGATTCCACAAACCCAAATTACTTACAATATCAGTGGAATTCTGCTGGTATGACGTTTGAGAATTGGCAGATTGCACACTTCCGTGTTTTAGGCAATGATAAGTATGCGCCGTATGGTACATCCATTCTTGAACCAGCGCGCCGCATTTGGCGCCAACTTACTCTTATGGAAGATGCTATGATGGCTTACCGAGTAGTCCGCTCTTCTGAGCGCCGAGTATTCAAGATTGATGTTGGAGCCGTGCCGCCAAATGAAGTTGAGCAATACATGGAAAAGATTGTTACTCAACTTAAGAGACACTCTGTTGTAGATCAAACTAGTGGCCGCATAGATCTTCGCTACAACCCGATGTCAATCGAGGAAGATTATTTCATTCCTGTGCGCCCTGGATCGGCTACTGAAATTACCAATCTGGCCGGCGGCACTAACACAACAGCAATTGACGACATTAAGTACTTGCGAGACAAACTTTTTTCTGCACTAAAGATTCCCCAGGCATATCTTGCAATGGGAGAAGGCGCCGCAGAAGACAAAACCACATTGGCCCAAAAAGATATTAGATTTTCCAGAACAATACAAAGACTGCAGAGAGTTATCATCGCCGAACTTGAAAAAATTGGAATCATTCATCTGTATACACTTGGCTTCAGAGGGGATGATTTACTAAGTTTTAATCTGTCGTTAAACAATCCCTCGAAGATATCAGAACTTCAAGAAATTGAACATTGGAAGCAAAAATTTGATATTGCAGCATCAGCGACTGAAGGGTTCTTTTCCCGAAGATGGGTTGCTGAACATATTTTTGGCATGTCGCACGAAGACTTTATTCGTAATCAACGCGAGCTTTTCTTTGATCGTAAGCAAGATGCCTCTCTTCAGGCTGTCGCGGAAGCATCGGCTGATGCAGCCGCAGGAGGCCTCGGAGGAGGACTTGGTGGCGATCTCGCCGGCGATCTCGGTGGCGATTTAGGCGCCGATACCGATTTAGATTTAGGCGGTCCAGAAGAAATGCCAGCAGGAGCAGCCGACCCAGCAGCGCCCGGTGGTGATGAGGTCGCCGCAGATGACTCGCCATTATTGGCAGTTCCTCCCGGCTCAAGAGATACTCCTCGTATACATGGTGGCCCAAAAAGTAAGGGCAAGAAAGTATATTATCCCACGAAAGATGACAGGCGCTCTGGTGCCGGCCCCCGCTCGCGATCGATGAAAGCTGCAGTTGGTCAAAAAGATAGTTCTGGCATAAGAAATGTCTTCCCCGGCGCGGAAATAAATACACTCTATAAACCAATTGGTCCTAATGTTGGTATTTATGAAGAGGATGCATCTATTTATAATTTGAAGGAACAAACGGAAGAAGATAAATTGTTCAAAATTAATAAGTCAATCAGAGACATTTTAGAAAGTCTTGAGAAAAATACAGTAACGGAGCAGAAGAATGAAAAGAAAACACAATAAAAAAAGAAACACTGCGCTTGTGTATGAAGCACTGATCAAAGAGGCGACAGCCGCTATTTTGAGAGGTGATCATGAAACAAAGCAAAAGATAGTTTCTATTGTGCAAGAGCATTTTAGTCCCTACTCATTATTGAGAAAAGATCTTCAGTGTTATCAATCATTATCAGAAAATCAAGGCTTAAATATAGAAGATTGCAAAAGAGTATTAGCTGAAACAAAAATACAGAGGACATACCTTGATCCTTCCCAATTGTTTAAGGCACAATCAAAGATGATTAAGGATATCAACATCGAGATAAACTCAGATATTTTTAATAACTTTGTTCCAAATTATAAAACGCTAGCGACAATTGACCAAATGTTTTCTCTTAAAACTTCACCAAAAGATAAGGTCATTTTAGAAAATGAAATAATGCAACTGATGTCAAACACACCGACTAAGGATGAGATCCAAGCTGTGGATCAACTTGTAGTTAGCAATTTTGTAGAAAAATTTAATAATAAATATTCTGAGAATCTTATAGAAGAACAGAGAGAACTGTTAACACACTACATCCTATCGTTCGCTGACAATGCATTATCATTAAAAATGTTTCTCAATGGAGAAATAGCAAGATTAAAAGAAGCATTAATAACTTCATCGTCTGAGGGAGAGATTAATCAGGATAAAGAGATGGCTCGTAAAACGAGCGAAGTCGTAGAGAAGCTAGAAACTTATTCGAACAGTCAAATATCAGATGAGATTCTTCTGTCTATTCTAAAAACACAAGAATTAGTAAAGGAAATTTATACAGATGGCCCTAACGGTTAAAATTGGAAGAGGCAACCAGAGTGCCATCGTGCGCTTGGAAATGGATTTGCGCAAAAGTATGAACGGAGATCTTATGATTTTTGATCATGGGGATATTGATATAGTATTATCGCCTTCAACCAACAAAGTTGTAGTCTTTCCAAAAGAGAATATGAGTGATTTGGTATATGGCGCTCAAAATAGATTATTCACACACCTTCGTAAAAAAGGTATTGTCATCCCTGAATCTATTCAAGGATCATCCTTTTGTGGCGCGATAGAAGGCACCATGGAAAAATCTTTCAAAGAAGATTTGAGTACGGCAAAAATGGCGCTAATAAACATTTCTAGTTTTATTGATGAAGAGCGCCCTTACTTTGAATCTACTGAGGCCATCATCTCAATGTCCGATGATGAGCTGATGCACCCAGAGAAAGCAGACTCGACAGAACTGGGTGAGGTCCCGCAATCGACTGAAAAGGGATCGATCCGAAAAGGATATGTCAGGGACCCATACTCACTAAATTATTTATACACCATATAGGATTAAAATGGAACTCATAACATTTATCTTGTGTGCCTACGGGCTTACACAGATTTTGGTATACAGCGATATGCCAGTTATAAAACAAATACGCCCGCCAAAAGATTCTCTTTGGGGTTACGGCAAGATGTTTCACTGCCCTATGTGCATGGGTTTTCATGTCGGCTGGGCTTTGATGTTACTTTCCCCGTTTACGGAACTATTTAGTTTTGACGTTTCTGTCTTTAACTTTTTCCTGCTCGGCTGGTTATCTTCGGGAACATCCTATATACTAAACATGGTCTTCGGTGATCATGGAATACAAATTTCAAATTCGGAGACCAAAAATGAAAATCAATAAAAGAATGCTAAAGCAGATCATTAAAGAAGAATTAAACGCGATGGGAGCGATCGGAGAGCCTCCGCCAGGAGAAGCACCTCTAGAACAAGAAGACCCGCTACAAAACAGAGTACAGGATGCTTTGAATAAGTGGAAGGCCGGCGAATCAATTCTTAAGACCATCGACGATCCAAAAGAAGTTATACAACTTGTTGTTGGGGTTTTTCAACACCTCTCGGGTCTTAATCCAGATTTAAGTCCATCTGAGTTGTCCAGAACTATTGATATAATGAGAAATAGCACACTGCCGGACATGAAGAAAGGTTTAAAATGAACAATTCATGGACAAATAAGTGGATGCTGCAGCCAGTTAGACGTTGTTGTAAAGGATCTTAGCTATGGGTCAGAAGTTACTTAGAGAATATTATGAGCTTTGCGAGGGCGGAGTTTGCCAAGATCTTTTGACCGAAGAAGAAAAAGCTTTTGTCGTGGCCGGTGGTATGTATCTTACTGGAATTATTCAGAGATCGGACACTGTTAACGGCAATGGTAGAGTTTATCCGCACAATGTTCTTATGCGAGAAATGAAAAACTACGACAAATTAGTCAAAGAAAATCGCGCCCTTGGAGAATTAGATCACCCAGAAGATTCTGTGATTAATCTCAGAAATGCATCTCACATGATGACAAAAGTTTGGTGGGACGGCAAGAGTGTCATGGGTAAAGCAAAAGTGCTCGACACCCCATCAGGTCAAGTCCTTAAGACTCTTGTTCAATCTGGAGTTAGCATTGGCATATCATCACGCGGGATGGGATCAGTTTCAGAGTCACAAGGCAATACAGTAGTTGAAGATGATTTTCAATTAATTTGTTTTGATTTTGTTTCGGAGCCATCAACCCCAGGCGCTTTTATGATGAAAGAAGCAAAAGAATTCCAAAACAAAGTTTTTACTAAGGCCGACAGAATCAATAGATTACTGAACGAGGTCTTGGATGATGAGTGAAGCTGAAAACTTTCACGACAAATGGAAAAGCTTTTTGATTGAGACAAAAGGTAATAGCGAAAGTTTATCAGAAATCGATGCCGTCAGCGGAATTGGTTCAGCTTTAAAGAAGTTAACTGGCACAGGCGCGCCCCCCAAAGACCGTAGTATATCCGCCCGCACTAATAGGATAACAACAAAGCCAGATATAGATCCAAAATCAAAATCAAAATACGACGGTGGTAAGTTAGATCCCAACTCTAATCGCGGATCAAAGGTTCAAATACTTACTGGTGATCTTTCTGTAAGGCAAGCCTTTAAAGATATAAAAATGGATCCCAAGTATATCAACAAAATCCTCGTGGCCCTCAAAAAAGATTTAGAGGCCGAAGCTTTTGAGGTTGTAGAGAAGAAAGGCCGCCAAGAAATATCACTCAGAACCACCATCGGAGTGTTAAGTAAAATGCCTCCTGACTCCCTGAGTTCAGACCAGCGCACGAAAGTTGTCAGAGTGTTGAGTAATTTACTACAAATGCATAAGGTGAAACTCAATAATCTTGATGGTATCGAACTTCTTCAGTGGGCTCGAAGCAACGATAGCTCCAATAATTCACCATCTACATTTGACGATATATATGGCCCGCCCGGCGAACCCCTCCTCGACTTAGACCCCATCGTCTGGGATGAATGGGAGGATTAAGAAATTGTTCAATTCACCAACACCCAAGAGAGTATTATGAAAAAAACAGATTTAAAACAACTCATCAAACCATTAGTAAAAGAGTGTATTCATGAGGTTCTCATAGAAGACGGCCTTTTATCAAATGTCGTTAGTGAAGTAGCTAAGGGTCTGCAACGGCCAGTTATTGTAGAACAACAAATTGATAGTAACCCGGTCCGACAAAATAGAAGAACAAAAGCCACTGAGACGAATAAGAAGATAGATGATCATAGAAAGAAAATGATGGATTCTATCGGTAAAGGCGCCTACAACGGAGTGAATCTATTTGAAGGCACAACGCCGACAACCTCTCAACAAGAAACCGCCGCAGGCTCGGTTGATCTAGGAAGCCCGACTGATTCCGGTGTAGATATTAGCTCTTTAGTCGGTGATGCATCTCAAATATGGAAGGCAATGAAATGAAAAAGCAATACAACTTTAAAATTACCTCGAAGGAATGCCATGGGCATGCCGACAAGATGATTAGAAAGTTTATCAAAATGACAAAAAAAGAAGGGATTATTGAAGAAGCCCGGGACCGGAGGTATTATGAGAAACCTTCAGTTAAGAAAAGAAAGAAGAGTGAAAAAGCCCGCCGAGAGCGTGATCGCCAAGAACAAAAACGCCTCAGAGTGAAAGAAAGAAGAAACAGAAGTAATAACTGACTATTTATATTAAACGCATTAAAAAACATTGGAGGTTTTAATATGCCAACAAACTTTACAAAATCATGGGAAGCAAGAGTTGGACTCAACTACGTCCCAGCCTATCAAGCTAGCGGCCGCCCATGGGCGTCCGGCTCGATCAATGCATCGGGACCTACTCAATTGGAATTCCCGTTTGTGACTCGATGGGTGCAAGTTAGCAACCATGGAACCGGTTCTGTTAAAGTAGGGTTCTCAGAAAACGGAGTTGTGGGAGCAAACTATTTTAGAGTTCCCGGCGTAGTTGCCGCAGGAACCTCGGCACCACAGAGTGTTAGACTGGAGCTGAAAGTATCTGAATTATGGCTTCATGGTAATTCCGATGGTGTTGATGTCGTCGCCGGCTTAACAACAATTCCAGCGACCAGAACGTCAGGAAGCACTGGAAGTTCCTGGAGCGGATCCGCAGGAGTCGGGTAAGTATGTCATTTGGATGGGCATATGTAGATTGCGGCGCATCCGGTGGCGGCGCCACTGGACCGACTGGTTCAATACAGTTTATGACTGGATCAGGCTTTGGTATATCCCAAGGTTCTGCAAACTTATCATTCCAAGATAATCAAAAATTAGAACTGACAGGCACCCTGTTGGTTAATGGCATAATCAGTGCCAGTCAATATCACATCGATGATGTAACGGTTATTAATGGTAGTGGTTCTACCTATTTTGGCAACACCGATGACGACGTTCACGCTCGCACCGGTAGCTTGTTGGTAACAAATGTTGCTGGACATGGGAATTTCGGCGTCACCACATCCGGCCGCACAGACGTAAGGCAACTAACAGCTGAATATACAGCAGTAGCAACACCCCATTATACAGCAAGCCATCCAATATATATCTTGGGCGTTCAACAATCTGGTCAAGTGTATGTTAAACTCCCAGCAGCCAATCAGGTCGCCACCGGCCCGGGCAACATCATAATGATAAAAGATGAACAAACAACCAGCCGCTTTGCGCAAAATATCACGTTAGACTCTGCCGGCGGAACAATTGATGGTTCATCTACCTATATATTAACTGGCACAATGCCAGCAATTAGTTTATATTCAAACGGAACTAACTGGTTCGTCTTCTAATTAATACAGGAGGCGCCCCATGGCTTATAACGCTGTATCTGGAACACTAATTGCTGCGCAGAACTATTTGCCAGCTAACGATTCGATAGTTGCTAATATACTATCGGGTAACTTAAGTACATCAGATGGTGCTAGCGTCGTTAATGTTCCGCGTGTTACAAATGCCGGCGACAATAGAATTATTACGAATGTGGGCGGTGACGCAAACTCACTTACTTGTGAAGGCGATCTAACATTCGATGGTGAAACCCTAAATGTAGTAGGTGACATATCTGCTAGCATAGGAATTTCGGCGTCAATATTTGTTGGTGATGGAAGTAGACTAACTGGGATTAGTGGGAGTGGCGGCGGAGCAAATGCCTCCGGCCCAACGAACTCAATACAGTTAAAGCTGGAGAACGGGAATATATCTGGCTCCAACGATCTATCTTTTAATAATAACATATTAGTAGTCAATGGTGGTCTGACGTTCTCAAGAAGGTACGCGACTCAGTCAATCACAGCATCGGCTAGTGACTTTTACATTGGAATAAACTCTACAAATGCTCCTTTATCAGTTACTTTACCATCCGCTGGCTTGCTGGGCAACGGCCAAGCATATGTTGTAAAAGACGAGGGCGGCGCCGCAAACACAAATAAAATAACCATTTCGGCCTCTGGATCACAAACAATCGACGGCTCAAATTCGATAGTTTTGGAGTCCCCTTATGCATCCGTGCAGCTTTATTGCAACGGTAATGATAAGTTCTATATCTACTAAGTTTTTTACTGCTTAACTGAT